AATAATAATAATAATAATAATAATAATAATAGTAATAATATGGAAACTAACGATGATATTTTACCCTCAAATTCTTCAGCTAACCCATCTTCTTTATTAAATAATAATATAACACCAACCAACGTTTTATCCGCTCCGTCTGTAGATGAAGTTAGTGCAGTTAGCGCAAACTTTTTCTCATCTGTTAGAACTAGAACTTTAGTTGATTCTGGAGTCATTTATGACGCTAAACCAAAAAACACTAGTATTCCTGAACAAATGGGTATGGACTTTTCCCGTATATTAAATAAACCTTTTTTAGTTGGAAAGTTTAATTGGTCAACATCTGACACTCGCCATTCTTGCCCTGTGGATTTGTCATTACCATCTGCAATTCTTACAAACTTACCATGCGGTGCTTCTTTGAGAGTCCCTTTTGATGCTGCTGCTTTGTACAGAGCAAATTTAAAAATTATTTTACAAGTGTCTGGAACACCTATGCATCAAGGCACTCTTTTAGTTACTTCTATACCAAAAGGATGCTCTTTAACGACAGTTAGTGGAAATTTATCTAGCAGGCTTAGTACTTACATGGCTGCTCCACATACTTTTTTATACGCAAACGGATCTTCGTCAGTTTCTTTAGAAGTTCCTTTTTATGCCAATACGAAATTTTTAGCAACTGATTTAAATTTGACAGCTTTGACCAACGATGCTTATAATGGAGATTATGCTAGTTTAAGGGCCATTGTTTTAAATCCTTTAGTTCCACCTACTAATGGTAATAGTACATTGACTGTAGCTATATACGTAATGTTCGATGATGCTCAATTTTTTGTTCCTCATTCAGCGGTCAGATTCGAAGCTCAATCTAAAGTAGTTAGCGGTTTAATCGATAATTTAACACATAAACAAAACAAATGGCTGAGGATTTTATAGATTCTGCTAGAGTAGTTCTTAAAGATTATATAGGTTTATATAATAAAAATCACCCTGTGTTAATAAACAGGATGATAGCCAGTGATAGGAATAATTTTAATCTAGTCGATTATGATACCAATTTTGAAAAGTTAGATCCTTTTTCCGAATTTACAAGAGTTTGTGCTGAACCGTTATTTGAAACAAAACAAGACGAAATGATGTTGTCATATATTCTTAGCAAACCTCAATATTTAGGAACTTTTAAAGTTAACACTAGCACCACTGCTGGTAAAGTCGTTTGGTCGAGACCTATTACTCCACTACAAGAAGCAACTGTGGAAAACGAGACTGTATTGTATTCAACACCGTTATGTATATTGTCTTTATTATCTAAATATTGGAAAGGTTCCATGAACATTCACGTGCAAAGTAACATGACAAATTTTCATTTTTGTAAATTAGTAGTGGCCAGAGATTATTCACCGGTGTCAACATCTTTAACAAAAGTTCCAGTATTAGACGATGTAGC